CAGTAGAGAGTCATCAATAGTATCTACTACACCATCATTGTTCTTATCTTCTAATGCTTTTGGAGTTACTTCATATTGACGATATCTACCACCAGTGGTAACATCAGTAGTGCTGAATTCTTTTGTAATTGCTTTCTTGATCAATCCAACATCAGTGGTTGGACCATAAACATATGTCTTCAGTGTGAACTTAATGGTATATACCAAAGATCTTCTAGTGGTAAAATCTCCTTCATATGAATCATTGAAGAAAATATCCTTCATAATAATAGGTACATCTCTTACAATACCTGCTTCCTTTACCAACTCAATTGATAAATTAAATGATGGTTGAAAGTATGGTAAGATTTGTTCAGTAATCTGCAAAGCATCGTCTTGAGTTTTCGCAAGAATATTTAATTCAAACTCAAGATTGTATGGAACAGGAACATATGTTTTTCTTACTCCTTCTCCATCATCATTGGTTAAACAAAACTGAACTGGACTTTGCTTTCTTCCTGGATCATATGAAATGCCTTTCATTTCAAATGACATACGTGGAAGCGTAATTGCATTTGGTCTTCCAAGATCAGGTTGCTCACTTAAACGTGCAAGAAACTTTTGACGAGGACCATATGCCAAAGGAACTTTCATCCTTTGATATACCGAACCGTCTTCATTAAGTTTGCGAATTTCGATATTATTGAATAGTGTGCCAAATCCAACAACACACTTTCTAATGATTTGATTATAATGATAATTACCTAACATAATTAACTCCTATTTCCAAATTCTCCAAATGGATTACGCTCTGTGAAATCTAAAATACCATCGCCAATAGTTTCAAACTCGATATTCTGAGCATATGCATCCTTCATATCAAGTTCATCAAAGCTAGAAATATTTATAGAGAAACCAGAATCTTGTCCTGTAAGTGTCTCTCCTATTTGATATGTGCTATAATCTGCCGTAGATATTGGTGAACTTAACTCAATGTAAGATTCTCTTGGAACCCATTGATTAACCATTGCTGTGATTCCTGTTATAGAACCAATGACCATTTCACCTAAAGTGGGTTCTCCTACTAATGTTGCAGGATCATAATAATATTTGACAATAAATCCTTCATTCTCCTGAGTTTCAAAAATATCACTACCAGCAGTTTCATTCTGATATTCATAAAGTTCACATTTAAGTTGATATGTGTAGAGAGTTCCAAACTGATAGAATGGCATCTCATGCTCTACGAATTTAATTTCAAATAAATTATCAGTCAATGGAAAATATATAAGATCTCCTTCTTGTGGTCTATATCCAACTTCAATGTTCTCTACATTGACCATTTGAACTGCAATGAAATCAGTAAACATTTGCCTTGATACACTCAAGGTGATTTCATCAGTTGATCTAATTCCAAACTTTGTTAAGATATCCCCATTGCCAGCAAACCCTTCAAAATTTTCAAAGTATGCATATGTTAAAAATGAATCATCAAATTGAGAAATTACTTCTTCATTTAAGATAGTATCTTTATGAACTAACTTTCTTGGAATGTATAAAATATCTTGACCAAACATTTTAATGAACTCATCCACCAGCGATTGCTGGAGCATCTGTTCATTTCTAGTTCCGTGTCTAAAATAAGTTGTTTTTGCCATCTTATCCGATCATGTCTAGAGGTGGAAGTTCATACTTAGATGTCATTTCAGATTCTATCTGCTCCAACTCTCTGACTGCATCATCATACAATTGTCTACCGTTCATGGTAATGCCACCAGGAAGTTGCGCCCCTTGGAATTTAATAAGGTTTTGTCCCCACTGTCTCTTAATTAAAGAAGTAGCATACTTCTTTAAGAATGGATCATTATAAACTTGAGTATACTCAGTGGGATCCAAAAGACGATAACAATCAATAATTAAATATGCACCTTCATCTACAAGATCTTTACCTGTATCAATATACAAACGATCTTGACGACGATTAAAACGATATGGAATTACTGCACCATTATTGAGAACCATATCTAATGTTTCAAGATATGATTTAGTCATGTAGTAACTGAGGATATCAACTGATCCAAATTGATAAAGATCATTAAGAAATAGTTGATATTCTAATCCAAATAAATTACTTCTAATATTACTTCCTTTAATTCCAAATACTTTATTAATACCTAGAACTTGTGGGGGAACTTCAATATAATTATTTCTCTCAACCCAATCTGTAGTCCCTACAGTGGATGTGACATCGCCTGCATTGGTGCCAAAATTACTTACATCATCAGCAGTGAACTGATGTTTCAGGAACATTCTTTCTACACCATCAAAGTGACGTTCCTGGAATAATTGAATTGCATCATCAATTAGATCATCTACCTGGTCATCATCCACGTTGATTTCCAGGACAGGTTTACCTAATCTACGTAAGCAATATTCTTTTAACTCTGCTCTACTTGTGGGTTGCGCCATGTATACGCATTAAAAAAGTCCTCTACCTTATTTAGCAGAGGACTAATTTATCATTCTTCTGTTGCTTCTTCGCTTTGTGCTTGAGTGAGTTCTAGTGCTTGAACTGCACCAAGTAGTTTAAAGTACTCTTCTTTTTTGATATTGATTTCAGTGTCAAGTTCTTTAATTTTAGCAACACACTCTTCGAGTTGCGTTTTAAAGTTAGCGATCATTTCTTGTGTAGTCATATGTCTCCGTAATAAAAGTTCAGACAATTTATTTATATTACCATGTAAATGTATTAAATGTCAATCTGGGAGTTTGTGATTCCCATTTCTTTTCGTCCCAATACGCAGAATGGAATAAACAGGATTCGTAAAATATAAACCTATTGTACTGATGATATTCTGTATGATACTTATTCCAATCTTTTTGAGATGAATCAGATAAGATATTATTGCGATATGAATACTGTTGGGAATACTCTTCTCCAGTTTTATATCGATAAAAAGATGTACCAGTAATATTACCTAATACTTCTTCATCTGTATTTAAACAACATAGTCCTGCATAGTTAACTTCATCGATATGAGGAAGAACTTTTCCTATAGTGTCATATGCTTGAAATGAAAAGATAGGAGCAGAATAGTTTACTCGATAATCTTGATAATATGTTTCTTTAATCCATCTAGTAAAATCTAGAAAGTGAAATAAATTTACACCTGTCCTATGAATATATCCAGGATTAGAATGTTCTCCCTCTTTAACATACTTACATGACAATGCATAATCCCTTACTTGATTTGGAAATAAGAAAAAATTATCAAAGATGACAAGTTTGTTATTTGATTTTCCAATATACTTCTCAGATACTTTTACATTTTTGTTAATTGAAAATATCTGAGGGTCAATTACTTCCACCATATCCATCCAGTTAAAATAAATTTATCTTCAGTTTGGGATATCTCCCCCTTATGTAGGTGGGTGTATCCTGCTGGAAAAATTACTGTTTTACCTTTCTTTGGTTTTACTGTATAGTCCTGATGATAAAACATTGTTCCACCTCCATCTTCAATATCATTTAGATATGTCATGAATACCATTGCTCTATCACATGCACTCATTTGAGCAGCATCAATATGCCATTGATAGTATCCTTCTCCTGGTTTATACCATTGGATTTGTGGCAAATGTCTTGAAATAAATGTTCCACCAAATTCAAAGAATCTATATTTTTCTAGGTATTCATCTATGAATTTATTCAATTCATTATGGTAATGATCCCATCTGTATTTTTCTGGAGGACCAACTTTATCTGCATCTTGTAACCAAAAGTCAGTACTCTTTTTTACATCAGGTTGAGATCTACCAGCAGGACCAGATTTACCTGGATAGGTTAATTTTTTATCATGAGCATCCCAGAATAACTGCAACAAACTGTCACATATAGTGAGGTCTGATAATTGATATTCTTCTATAAATGTAGTCATACAAATCCAAGTTCCCTGTAAATTCCATATTCTTTCTTTGGTACTGCAGATGAATCTGTTAGGTCACCAGCAATACTTATTCTAACATCATTTCCATTATATGTACTAGTTTGATGTGGTAAGAAATTTGGAAATAAAGTAATATATCCAGGTTTATTTTCTATCTCAATAATCTGCCTATGGTCAAATGGATTATGGTAAATCGTTTTTGTATCTTCTGTACAAATAGTTATATGAAATCCATATAAGATATCTTCATTAACTCCATGAGTATGAAAATTAATCTTTTGACCAGATCTCATTACATTAAACCAAGATTGAACATATAAATTAGAATGCCAAGATGAATTGTGTATATTAAGTACATCTGAAAATAACTCTAATAATTTTGATCTAATGATAGATGTCATATAATGATCAAAATCAAATATATTAAAGTATGGAAATTTAGAAGTAATTGAATTATTTCCTAATCCTGTATTTCCATCAAATGATTGTTTATTGTTTAATTTTTTTAGTAAATAGGATTCCTTTTCAAGTAGATACTGTTTAATATCCGAACATTGTTGAACTGAAAAACATTCTCCTTCTAAAATAGTATAAACAAATTCTGGAGCAAATGGATTATTTGATTTTATGGTTTTGAATTGATAAACGGTTTTCATTTTTGCAATACTAAAATATACAATCCATTCCACCAACTATTTTCATCTTCTGGAATAGTAGTTAAAATCTTACGTTGGAAAAGAACCTTTAAATTTTCCTCTTCGATTAAGTCATTAGCAGAATCCACAACTCCATCAAAATTTGCATCATCCAATACCAAGATAAATTTATCTTGAAGTAAGGGTAAAATTGACTTTAAATTTTTATGTTGATCCCAGTATTCGTGCCCAGCATCATAGAAAATAATATTGGGTTTATCGCAGATATCTTTATCAGTTAATTCTATAACATCTTTATTTGCAAAGGTCCATCTTGGATTATTAAATTTAGATAAGAAATCTAATGCTGGATTTTTGACTGTAGGTAAAAATATATCATCCCTGAAAGGTTTAATATCTGGATCTTTAAAATTATCTACAGCAAATGCTCTAATTGGATTGTTATCCAATGCTGCATAGAAAGTACTTCCAGTATAGCAGCCAAGTTCAAGATAAACTGAATCTGAGTATGAACAAAGATTATTAAGTAAATGTCTAACTTTATTTGAGGTTAATCCTGGAATAAAGAATCTATCTTGGGTAAAAGAACTTTCATGCTTAGACGCATTATCAATAGCAACTAATACTCTATTAACATATTCATCTAAAGTTCTATCTTCTTTTTTTAACCTAGATTGCACAACTGAATCACAATAATTACAATCCCAACAATCAAACTTACATGATTTGATCTTTTCTCTCCATATGTCTATAGGTCTTTCTGTGAGAGATGTATCCTCAATATATGAATTGAACTGAGGGAATAGTAACTCATCATCATTATCCCATCGTTCAATAATATCCATAGATTCTTTAAGACGCATAGCATTTTCTCTACCATGCATTTTAAATACATCAATGCCAAGATCAAACATTTCTTCCCAATCTTTTTTCCAAGGAGGGAGATTTGCTGCCTTTAATGAAGATGCAGGATCACGTTCATCCCAAAGAGAACACGATACTCTACTGATTGTATCATTGAAATACTGAGGATTGTCTGGTCTTCTTGTTGTATTATAATGATAATGTTCTGGCATAATTGGACAACCACCCCAGCATCCTTCATTAGCAAGCATAGAGAATCTAACTGGTAATCCAATGCTTGCACAGTATTCTTTTGCTTGTTTTAATCTCAGTAACTGATCTTTATCTCTCATAAGATCTCGATCAAGATTGATGTAATTGAATCCTGCTTTTGCTAAAGATACAATATCATTGGATTTAGATACTTCTCTAAGAATTGTATTTTTAATATACAGATCAGGAAATGCTTTTTGAATCTGCCCAGTCAACATCCAAGTTGTATGTGGTAGAGTTACAATACGAACCCCACGTTCATACAAACCAGCAAAATTGCCAATCCATACATCTAAATTTTCTTGATTTGGAATTACTTGAGGGTTATTAAAAGTAGCAGAAAGTGGAATACCAGTTTGCTCAGAAATATAAAGAGCATTGTATGTGGTAAATCTAATATCTTCTGCAAAAGTATCCCCCATTGCATCTTGCAAAAATGGGGGCATACGACATGTGAAATAAAGATCAAAGATTAAATCTTTATGTTTATTTAAAAATGGAATGAAAGTTTCAGTTACAAACTCCTCACTCAGCTTTGGATTGATTGGTAGAGAGAAAATCGCCATAACGGTCAATTACGTAATTAATAAATGCTGCTTCATGTTGCTCATCAATAATATTTTTGTACTGTTCGCACAACTCATTAATTTTAGATTCATCAACTTTGAGTTCTTCAATATTATATTTTTTTGAAACTTCAAAATGAATAATAGGTGCTACTTCTAAATGTCTCATTTTTCTCCTGGATTGATTTTAGGTGGTACAACTTTATCTCCTAATTGGAACTGTTTAAGTTCTGGTTGAAGTTGTTTATTAATTTTATCTAGTCCACTTCCAATCATAGTGGAAAATCTAACAGCAATCTGAAGTGCTTGTACCTGATCTTCTTCTGGCATCATGGTAATTGATTCCATATTACCTGAACCAATCCTTCCATAAGAAACGATGTCCATTGCTGCCTGCTTCCCCATACGAGCGATCCAATATGCTCTTTCTTCATTATCATTAAACTCAGTAAAGTATTTGATATCTTCTTCTTTTTTTACATATTTTTTAACAATGTCCAAAAAGATTTGCATCTCTTTTTGTGATTGATAATATTTTCTTTTCCAAATAGTGATATCATAATCAATCTTGCTAAGTTCAATTTCAATTAATTCTTTTTTGAGATCATCTTCTTCTTGTTTATAATCTCTTTCTACAATCTTTTTTTGAACCTGTGCCTTTTTTAAACTATGTTTAATCTCAACATATGCATGATATCTAGTTTCAAGTTCAAGCAATGCTTGACGCGCTTTTCTCCATGGAGTTAACTGACTATCAGCAACAAAATGCTCGCATTGATATTCAGTCATTCCACTATTCATGTGAAGTGCTCCTTCGAGCAACTTCCAATCTAAATCATTAATTTTAAATTCATCAATAAACTCTTGACTGAGTTTAATATCCTTTACATTAGAATTAACAATGTTAGTCCCGTCGTTTAAATAATCAGAAGTTGTATTCATTAGCATTGACCTCATACTCTGGTTTTCTTTCCCAATCAGTTTCAGAAATAGTTCTACCCATTTCAATCGCTTGCATCGTTGGCATCATTACGCCAAGATAATCTTCATACAAAATATTTATATCCCAAATACTAGAGGCAGTTTCAAATTTCTTTAATAGTCGTTGCATTTCTACTAACATAGTAGACAAATTATCTTGATATGCCTCTGCTTTAGTTAAAATTTTATTAGCAAGTTCAGTTTTATTCATTTCTTTTTCAGTAGCAAGATAATCTAAAAATGGAGTAACATGACCCTCAGCACCTTGATATGTTAACCATTCTCTCGCCTCATGTTTTTGTATTTCCCATGAGGATGCTTCAAGAGTATTTGCATTTCTTAGAATGAGAAATCTTCTTTCATATTCATCTTCAATTAACTCTTTGGCAAAAATTTTCATAAAATCAAGAACAGTTGCTTTGATTTCCTCAGTCATTTGAATTGGAACTTTCTTTCCATATTCTGGGTAATCTAAATTACCTATAGATTCATCTTGAGATAATACTCCATTAGTTTCCCAAACTTTTGCAACTTCTCTAATTTCAGAGAATAATGCAGATCCCAAAATTGCCTGTTGTTCCGTTATTTCAATGAACTTGCTTGCCCATAATTTACTGAAGACCCCAAAAAGTTGATCTGAAATTTGAATACAAGCTAAATTTTGAAGTTCGTACAACTCTTTAAACACCAATCTTGAATCGGTATCTTCTACAAATTGAGTTGTATCTAACGTTGACTCTTTAATAATTAGATATTTCATTTTATTAGAATGGTTGAGTAGAAGTTACAGATGCAGATGCCGACGAACATGCTGCTGAAGATTGTCCATAATGTCCTTTTGGTCTAGTTGCAAATCCCATTGTAGTGATTGAATCATTTGAATACAACCATTTCTCAGTATGATTATTTTGCTGACCATCAAAGTCACCTAATTTATAACCCCAATCTTGACCCATTTGCATGTTTTCTTCACCAGCTGCTCTTGCTCTATTGTAGTTTGAAAGTGCAGCACCATCAGAATCACGAACTTTTCTAAGAGGTGTTGTTACGTTATTGCTAGTACCAATGTAGAAATGTCCCCACTTAGTAGGAAGTGCTTTGCACCATCCTCTATTATTACCAGCAAAGTTTAAATTAGTCCAAGCATCATTACTATAAGTTAAGTACTGTTGAACTGCATTTGACCATGACATATATGCTCTTGTTTCTCCACCAACACCAGCAACAAAGTCAGATGCACTACCTGAAGATGTAGTTGTATACATGATCTCAGTTCCAAAATGTAACTTATTAGTTACTGCACTTCCTCCACCAGTTATATATCCTGCTTGTCCGATTTGATTAGT